TTCAAAGATGCAAATGAATATCTAAAGATGGGTAAGAGAGAAAAGTTCTCACAAGCATGGTGGAACGCACAACCTTACACACCTGCAGGTATTATTAATCTACGAGACCTAGGTGACAAGTTATACACAGAAGACTTTTGTGAGACTGTTCCATATCCTTGGGCTAAACTAAATGATAAGACTTATGGAATGAGAACAGGTGAGTTAATTACATTTACATCTGGTGCAGGTATGGGTAAGTCTTCTATTATGCGAGAGATGATGCACCATTTACTCAAGAATACCAATCACAATATAGGTATACTAGCATTAGAAGAAGGTATCAAGAATACTGCATTTAATATTATGTCAGTAGAAGCTAATGCTAGATTGTATATCAAGGAAGTTAGAAACAAGTTTAGCATAGAACAACTTAAACAATATGAAAAAGAAACCATAGGTTCTGGTAGGTTCTTTGCTTTTGACCACTTTGGTTCTATAGATAATGACGAGATATTATCTAGAGTTAGATTTATGGCACAAGCATTAGAGTGTAAGTGGATATTTGTAGACCACTTATCTATCCTTGTATCTGGACAAGATGAAGGAGACGAGAGAAAGTCTATTGATGTATTGATGACTAAGTTACGAAGT